GAACTACCCATGTTACCTTCGTCATATTGGAAATCAATATAAAGTAAGTCCATTTTAGGACCTGGAGTTGGCTTTACAGCAACTAAATCTAAACCTATTGTTTGAGCAGCAATTTTCATCGCAACTGGTAATAAGTTTTGTCCTAAGTCACCAGAACCTAATGTACCGCCGTTACCAGAACCTGCTGTATTTGTTCCCCAGTTAGTACCTATTGTAGTACCTGGTAATAATGATGCTTGTGGTGCGGTAATTGTACCTAAGCCTGATACGTTTGATACGTTAGCATATGCGTTTTCATTAATTGCATGATATTCAGCATATTCCGCCATCCAATCGATTCTGTCTTCGCCAATAACGCCCATGTTTTCCAATACTGGAGCCCATTTGTTAATAGCTTTTTGTTTGTCTATACGAATGTGATTCATAATTTTTTTTTATTTTTTTTTATAAAGTATATATAACTTTTAAAAACCTTTATTTTATCAAGAGTGGATTTTTTATAGTTTGTTTACCTTATAATAACTACACATTTTATGTGTTATAAATATATATCAAAGAAATAATCCTCCCTTTAGAAGAGAGGATTATTTATTAATTTTGTTTAAATTATTTTAAACTCTTAATTCTTTCTAAGATTGAATTAACATCTTTATCTGAAAGTTTATCTTCTTGGATTAAAGAATCATGGTTTACTAAAGTCTTAGTAGATTCATTTTTCTTTAAATTTCTAGTATACCAGAAATGTTCAATTGAAGATTCAGTTGTTAAATCATAACCTAATTTAGCTTGAGATAAAATTGATTTCTTTGCAGATTCATTTAAATTTTCCCACATAGGTTTAACTGATTCTGGAATTAATCTTACAATTTTTTCTTCCATAGTTTCAGATTTAACTGATAATGCTTCTTGAACTAGCTTTAAAACGTCACCATTGTTGAAGTAAGATTTACCGTTAATATGTATTTTAACAGATTCTTGTTCTTCATTTGTTAAGCTATAGTAGCTATCAACTTGTGACTTATTTAAGAACTTTAAGAAATGTAAATCATTTGATTCAACTGCTTTACGTTTTTTAGCCTCAGCAATTAAATTATCTATTTGTGAAGATAATTGAGAATCAGATTCACCTGTAAATGAAGGAATAGCTGGTTCAGCTTCAGTAGTTTCGATAGTAACATTTGTTACGTCAACCATAGGAGCATCAACTGTTGGTAATTCGTTAGTAACTTCAATTGAAGGTGCATCAATAAATATTGGTGCTTCTTCAGTTGGTTCTTCTTCCAATACTTCTTCAGTTTCGAATGAAGTTGGTTCTTCTATTTCATTTTCAAACCCCCACTCTTCTAATGTTGGTATTGCAGAAGATGATGCATCTTCATTAATTTTATTACCATTTAATTTTTCTGAAATTAAACCAGCATAAGAAATAGCTTTATCTAAGTTTTCAGCAATATATTCACCATAAGCGATATTTTCATCTAAATGTTCAGCAATGTATTCAGAGTAAGCAATGTTGCCTTCAACATGTTCAGCTAAATATTCCGAATAGGCAATTGCATTATCTACACTTTCAGCGATATATTCACCATAAGCGATAGATTTATCTAAGTTTTCAGCGATATACTCACCATAAGCGATAGATTTATCTAAGTTTTCAGCGATATACTCACCATAGGCAATAGTTTTATCTAAGTTTTCAGCTATATATTCACCATAAGCAATAGTTTTATCTAAGTTTTCAGCAATATATTCTGTATAACCAATAGTTTTATCTAAGTTTTCAGCAATGTGTTCAACATAAACAATATTTTGATCAACTTTTTCAGCAATATATTCACTATAACCGATAGCTTTTTCAAGATTTTCAGTTAAGTAGTCATTATGTTGAATTAATTTTTCAGAAGTTTCTCTTAAATTTTTATTTTCATTAACCACTACTTGTACAGTTTCAGCTAAATAGTCTAAATATTTAACCATTTGAGAGTTAGTGCTGTTTAATACTTCGTAGTATTCAAGAAGTTTTTCCAACTTTTTAGGATCCATATTACCCTTTTTAACGGCTTCATTTACAGATTTCTTAATTTTAGCTATCTCGTCAATTAAATGGTTAGAATAATCAGAGATTTGTTCTTTTGTAACATAATCATTGTTGTTCATGTTGAAAATATCATTAATTTTTGACTCGTCATTCATTTCATAGATTCTGAAATTAGAGTTATTTGAATAATTTAAAGATTCATTTATTGAACTCATTTTAGCGGAACCAAAACCTGGGTCAGCTACGATGTCATAAGTGAATAATTTTTTAAGAGTTACAGTTCCGTCATTCTCGGTAACACCTGCTGCTCTAGAAGAAACGAAAATAGGACACTGGTCTTCAACCAATGCTCTTGCTTCTTTTCCCCAAAATGTTGATAATAATTGAATTTTACCCTCAATTCTATTTGCCTCTTTATTAAAAATAGCTTCTTTCACAACGTGTGAAGCTCTTTGTAAAGAAGTATCAAATACATCTGGATGGTCAAATTCACCATAAACACCCATGTTAGTTATTCTGTAGTTAAGTTCTTCTAAGCATGGTAGAAATCTTGGGGCAGTATATATTCTTTCATTACGATTTTTAATATCGAATTCAGTGAAAGTACCACCTAATAAATAAGACTTCTTACCATTAGAACTAACAAATTCCTCATTTAAACTTAATGGATTATTATTGTTTTCAATAATCATTACTGGTTTCATTTGTTATAGTTTATTTTTATAGTATATATATCATACCTTTTATGCCTATTTTAAAAACGATGGACTTTTTATCATTAACATCCTTGGGGATTACAATAGAATATAAAATAGTGCGGACTTTTTATAAACATTTTTAAATAATTATATATAAGATATATGTATAAAATAGAAATTTATCCGATAATAAATGAGAGTATATTACCTCTCTATTACGGAAGTATAGATAATAATAAATTGTTTGGAACAATTGAAGATATTTTTAATGGAGAATATATAAAATTAAATGATGTTACACATAATATAAAAGAAATTATTGTGGAAAAAGACAAAATGTCTGCTATTATTGAATTCACTGATTCAAAATTAGGAAATCATGCGAGAGTTATAACTAATAGTATAAACTTAGAAAATATTCATCTTAAACCATATTTTATTAATGAAACAAATTTAGGATTAAATCTAAAATCTAAGAATAAACTTAGAGGTGTTGTTTTATAATATATAAAAATAAAAAATCAATGATACTAACAAAAGAAGTTACCGTTAAAATAAATGAATCTAATTATGAACACTATGAAGAATGTGGTTATAGCGTTAGTATTGGTGACACTATAGTTATTCCACCGGGACTTTTATCTACTGGTAGTCACTATAAAATTTTATGCAAATGTGATTTTTGCGGCAAAGAAAAAGAAGTTATGTATAAAAATTACATAAAATATGACAATGTATGGGGTGAATATAATTGCCGTAAATGTTCTGAGCATAAAAGAAGAAAATCTTTAAATGAAAGTTACGGTGTAGATTATCCGATACAAAGTAAAGAAATAAGAAATAAAATACAAACTACATTAATAGAAAAATATGGTGTAGATAACCCTAAAAAGAAAAAACCTTAACTAATGTTAAGGTTTTTTCTTTTTTAAAATTCAAATTCAGTTGTCCCACCTTGTGCGCCTGCTTGCCCACCCTGTGGTGGAGGAGTCTGCGCTCCTGCTTGTCCGCCTTGTGCTGGTGGTGTTTGACCACCTACTTGTCCACCTTGTGCTGGTGGTGTTTGACCACCTACTTGTCCACCCATTTCTCCACCAGGAGCACCACCCATTTCTCCACCAGGAGCTGCACCTTGTGCACCAGGAGCTGCACCAGCTGCTTTAGCTTTGAGCCAAAAGGCATTATTTTCTTCAATTTCTTGTTGAGATAATTTTAATATATTAGTAACAATGAAATCAACGTGAAAATATGGTGTGCCGTCTGCTTTTTGGAAAGCAAGTATATTAGTAGCCGCTTCTATTTTCTTTGTATATGTTTTGATTCTTTTCCATTCTTCGATAGTTTGATTAGAACTAAATACTATATCAATTTGATTTAAAAATATTTCATCATCTTTTAATTCTGGAAATTCCATACACATTTGTAATTTTAAAGGCTTAGTTATTATTTCTTTAAAATTAGCTCTTTGTCTTCCGACAAAATTAGCAAATTGTTGTTCTTCCTGACTCACATCAGCTGAATCCATAGTAAATATACTACCACCACCACTTTCCATTTCAAATCTTGGGAATGGAATTTTAGAAGCTCTCTTTAATGCATTAGAAAAATATTTCAAAGTTGTTTCCTCATTTAAGTCATTACCAGTTGGAGATACTAATTCAAATGCTGGTGTTCCCTGATCACCATCTGGAAACCATAATTGTTTATTGTAAGGTAAATGTTTACTACCATTGATACTTAATGTACCTAAAGAATCATCCCATTCAATATGTTCGGAATAATTAGCTATTAACTGACCGATTTGTTCCTCAGCCTTTTGCCTTGATAAACCTTTAGTTGGTATAGTAAATTTTTGATAAATCTGAGCATTAATAATATTATACATTATTCTTGTTTGCTCGATTATCTTCAATTGATTATAAGGTTTAATTAAACCTTCTATATAAGAAGTTTCTGTAAAATCATTTTGAGTAGTATAAGATATAAACACTAATTGCGAATCTAGAAATATTCTTCTTAATTGTGGATCTTCTGGATATTGTATCCATAAATTACCTATTGTAGGCTCATATGAAGGAACTAATGTATCAGGACGCATTCTATTAAATGCGATAATATTTTGTTTTTTATCATCCCATACAATTTCCATAGCTACAAAACCATCAATTAAGAAATCTCGCATCATATTCCATGCTGTGATGCCATCTGAGAACCCAAATCTATTATATATCTTTTCAAAATATTCTTGATATTTATTTCTTATATCAGATGAGTAATTACTAGACAAAGGTTTTGGACTACAAAAGTCTTGACCATTGAATATGATACACTCATCCGATACAATTGCGATGTAATCTCTTATTAAATCTTTAATAGAATATTCTCTTAATATTCTTCTTTTATCTGAATATGATTTATCTAAATAAGGTATTGACTTTTTGTTTAAAACCTGAGCTACAGCTCTTTGGCTAAAAAAGTCATACATAGAATTATTTTTCTGTGATAAAGGATCTTCATTCATACCTATACCTACGGTATTTCTAGCGATCATATCATCATATTTCATACCAAAACTACTTAAATTTCTAAGTAATCTGTTGAATACTCCTTTATTTTCACCAGCTGCGGCGGCAATATTCATATTGCCCTGATTTGTTGGATTATAACTTGCCATATTTTTAATTATTTTTTATTTAATTATTTTTTATTTAATTATTTTTAATTATTTTATATATTACAAGTTGCGTCCTTCCTATTTTAACAATCTTGTATATTAGCCATTATATATTAAAATATGGTAAATAATAAAATCGGCTATTAGCCGGTTTTATTATTTACCATATTTTTCATAAGATTTCCTAACTCTTTCTATATGCTTTTCTAATGCATCATAATCATTTGAAATATCTTTTTCCAGATTATAGAAATCATCTATAACAGAATTCATCATCTCATTATGTCTTTTATCTCTATCGTTTATTTTCTTTTTCCAAATACTATATAGTTTTTTTGGGTCATATTTATTTTTTGGAAACCCAGAATATAAAAATTGTGGTATTAGAGAATTTTTTATTTTATGAACTTGTTGAATTTGTTTCATATTATATTCAACTAAAGCATATTCATAACCATATTGTAATAAAACTTTATACACCGCTTGATAATCAGTTTTTAATAAAGTATCTCCTTCTAAATCTTTTTTAGTAATATATCTATCAAATATAGTTGCCCTAACTTGTAATGGTATAAAATTTAGATTTAAAGCATAAATTACAACTAAATTATCAAATTTTCTAAAATCGACCGTAAATACTGGTGAGTATTGCATCCAATTAGAATCGTCTTGATATTGTAGAAAATAAAATCCACCTAATTGCATCTGCCCAACTCTAATACTCATAATTTCTTTTGAAGTCTTTTGATATCCCTCATAGAAAAGCATCGTATTACTTTTGTAATTTTCAGCAATATTTTTGTCTTGTTCTTTTAACCTATTTAATAACTCTCCCATAATAGTATATATTTAAAAGTTTAATATATACTAAAAAAATTACATACATATATGTTAAATTCAGCACCTAATAAAAATACTAAATTTAAACAAGGACTATTTATTCCAAAAAATAAAATTAAGATAATTAAATTAAATAACCAAGGTGGGCTCTACTATAGAAGTTCATTAGAACAAAAATTTATGATTTATTTAGATAATAATGAGAATATAGTTCATTGGAATACAGAATTAATTAAAATTCCTTATACTAAAAATGCTTGGAATAATAGACTAATGGAGATGACACTATCGGAGCATACATATTTTCCAGACTTTTATTATGAACTAAAAAAAGCTGATGGCTCTATATCCAGAGTTGTAGCTGAAGTAAAAGCAGAGCATGAAACACAGCCGCCAAAATTGCAAGCAAGTCCAACAGCAAAACAAATGAAAAATTTTGAATATGCCTTAAAAGAATACTCAAAAAATCTAGATAAATGGAAATATTGTATAGAGTGGTGTAAAAGAAAAGGATTTGAGTTTGTAATAATTACCGATAGACATTTAAATCCAGGTAAAATGAAAAGAAAATAATTAAATGATTAAAGCCGCTCAATTGAGCGGCTTTAATCATTTAATATCTCATCTATTCTCTCATCTCTTAATACTGAGAGTAATTTAAAATGTTCTTTAGAGATACTTTCTCTAAATCCACCATCATTTACTAAATTGTAATTTTTAGTTTGCTTAACATGAAGTTGATTCTCCATATCAATTGCGTCATATATTTTACCTATAGTAAAGTGTCCTAAAAAACTATAAATACAAATTACTTTAAGTGGATAAATACATCCACATCCTTCTATATTACACATTGAATGATAACATTATATATAATATAATACTTATTATAGCTTCGATTAGTTCATACCATCTATAAACTTTGCCTCTAATTAAAGGATATATGAAATACTTTATTAATCCCATAATAGATAATATCATGTAAATCCATTTGCCAGTAAATAAACCAAATACTAACCAAACTGGATATAATAGCTTTAACAGATAAAATATCCAAGAATATTTGACTATTTTATCGTTGATTTTTTTATAAAGTAATTCATTTTTAGATATATGGTAATATTTCATCCATATAAATAATAGTCCTAAATATCTCATAGTATAACTATTTCTTCTAATTTTATTAGATTATTTAATTCAAAAGAAAGTAATCTATAACTTTCCTTTATAAGCTCGAAAAGATTATCATTTATCATAACCTCTATTGACTCACCCACAGGTCGGTCATATTCATAAGGAACTTCCTTATCATTTTTTCTTTGCTCATATATAGAAGTTATATATTTATTACGGTCTTCTTCGGTAAGGTGTAGCGAGCATCCATCAGGACGAATGCCCCAACCTCTTTCGGACTCCTCCCAATATTGTAAATACACTTTTTTCATAAAGTAAAGATACAATTTTTTTGTGAATTAAAAAAATAAATTTGATTGCTTTTCAAATCTATTAATAACTAATTTACCAAAATCATTTTCGGTTTCTACTTTGTCGGAAAATATGCTATAAGGGCGGACATATATGCTTCCAAAATTAATTGATTTGTAAACTACTAATTTTTCACCTGTTTCGGTATGTGTTGCCATACTTACTATTTCATAAGTTCCACCTTTATAGTGTGTGTATATTTCTCCAGGTAATGGTAATTTGTTGTTGATTATGTTCATAAAAAAAATTGATTATAATATTTTATAATCAATTTTTAATAAGTTTTATTTATTTGTTAAATAGAGTGTAATCCTTGTCCTTGATTAGAACCTTCTAATGATATAAGTTTTATCTTATGTTCGGCATCACCTTTTTTCTTATAAAGTTGATTGAATCCTTTTGCTAATCCTCTCTTAAAAATTTCAGTGAAGTATGCAAAAGCATTTCCATCAGATTTTTCTTCATTAAAGTTATACCAGTTATCAAACATATCTAATAAACCAGATTGATAGCAATCCATTTTATCATCAGTAGACCAGTATCTCATTTTTTTAATTGTTTTCTTCGCTAATAATTCTAGCATCAATTTGGCATTTTTTGTTAATTTACCCTGTGCTTTACTTACTACGATTTCTACATAAAGGTCTTTGTTGTGGAGATAATTCATTAATTAAAATTATTTTTGGATTATATAGAAATATTTCTATATTGTTTATTGGAAAAAATAAAAAAGCCAATTTATTAAATTAGCTTTTTTACTTTTAGTGTTAAATCACCGTCCCCTTTAATGACTCGGTGCCATGTTTCTTTTTCTATGAAAATTATTTTATCAAAACTTATTGGAAGTTCATTATCTTTTTGAAACATCCAATTAGTTTGGTGTACACATTCTACGATTCTATCTTCTTGATCTCTGTGCCAGACAAATTCTTCTTCGTCAGTCGTAGAATCAAAAGTCCTAATATTATAACCATCTTTTATTTTTTCGTTAAAAGGAAATTTATAATTATTCTCCGTCATAGTTTTCTTCGTCTTCTTCGTCTTCTTCGTCTTCATTTTCACCTTCTTCCTCAGAAAATGATGAAAAATTCTCAGGTTCTTCTTCCATATCTATACCCATATCGTTATACATATCTTGTTCCATATCCATAGTGTGTTCCATGTCTGAATCATGATCATATTCACCTTCTTCGGCATTGTTCATTAAAAAATTATATACTTGTTCAATATCAGTCTTTGCAACAGAAATATGATCGGTAGCCCAGTCATGACCGCTTTCTATAATTTCATCTACTTCTGTTTCATCTAAAGTTAATAGCTCTTCGATTAATCTTTGAATAGTCTTTAAATTTTCAAAGAACATATAATTTGAAGTATTATCTCTATCCATATCATGTTCAATATCCATATGTTCCATGCCCATACTATGCATGTCCATATTGCCCATATCTTCGTTAAACTGTTGGAATTTTTTTAATTTATTCATTTTATAAAATTATTTTTATTATATATTATTTTTCAATTTTGAAAAGGATCCAAAATACGACTTTATTAACTCATTTATATTAAAATCACTTTTATATAAAATCATCACTGTTTGTCCCAATTCTAAACTTTGTAAAATACTGTATTCTAAATTTGTAAAATACTTGTAAAGTTGTAGAAATATTCTACCTCTTTTATTTAATTTATCTTTAATAAAAATCTCACCAGACATCAATTTAGGCTTCATTATAATAGCATTGGGATTATTTTTATCAATAAAATCCTTAAGAATAGAAGATATAGTAGATAATATTTTATATGTATTTTTATTTACTTCCATATATGAACCGTTGTATAATCTATACTCAAAAAACCAAATATTGTCTTTGCCATTAAATAATGCTTCATAATCAATATCATCTATACTGAATTTATATATTTTAAAAAATGTATAATCCTTTATTATTTCAAAATTACATCTTTTTTCATCAAATAATTCAAATAATTTAATATATTTCATAAGTTTCTAAAATCTACTACCAAAATCCGGAATATGAGCCGGAATATAAGTTCTTATATCTGGGTATGCGACACGCCCAGTAGCCTGCAGTCATTTTGTCTTTTTTAGTGCTACATTTATGTCTAGCTACAAATGATTTTCTTGCAGCTGGATTTCCTATTTTAGTAGTTAAACCACCCTTTAAATCACCAAAACTTATTTTCTTAATATTGCCAGTTTTTGGATTTCTAACATAAACTTGGTATTTTTTAGGACCTGAACTTCTAGTTGGATGGTTTAATTGTGGATGTTTTTTTGCTTTTACCTTTTCATTTATCATTTCTTCTTCAAATGGGAAATCTAAAGCAACTCTTTTGCCTTCAAATTCTGCAAATTTACCTATATCAGTTGTTTCAAATAATTCCTTATCTAAATCACTTAATCCAATTAAGTTTTTTTCATATAATTCTCTTGCTTCATTTAATAATGAAAAGAATGCTTCCGAACCTGGTCTAAAGACATTTTCTAAAATAGACATTTTGTTGTCTATGTGATATTGTAAGTTCTCACTTACAACCTCAAATGAGTTGAAATTTTTTAAGTGTATCATAATGATATATATTTAAATTAAAAAACCACCTTTTTGGTGGTTTTTTAATTTATAAATAGCAGTCCTATTCCGCTAACGTTATAGTTTTACTCTTTCTTTGTATTGTAATTCTTTAACTGCTTGTAATTCATCATTTAATACTTGTTTTCTAGAATTAAGATTTTCCATAGCTGTTGAAAGAACTTCTGATTCACCAATATATTTAATTGATGCTTCTAATTTAGTGATATTGAAATTTAAATCTTCTAATTTAATAGAAATTTCTCTTTCTTTATCTTCTAATTTTCTCTTAACTATCATTTCCTTGTCTAATTTATTTTCATAGAAGAAAGTTAAATCATAATTAAGTTCATTTCTAACCTCATTTACTAATTCAATAGCAGATTCATATTTGAAAAATGAATTACCATATCTTTCGTCACATCTATATAAATAGGTAGCATTTTTGTAATTGAATGCGAAACATTCTAAATAAGGATTGATTAAGTTATTAACTCTTTTAACAACGTCTAATTCAACAAATTTATTGGTATTATTCATTGTTTCCATTAAAATTGGATAAAAGTTTTTATTTACGATTGGGATAATTGGAGATGAGAATAAAGATTCTAATGTGGTTTCCTTCATTTCATCATCATTGATGTATATTACGCCTTTTTTAGCAACTGATAAACCTATTGTTAAATTTTCAGATATTCTAAAATTAATTCTATCTTCAGAAACGTTAGCGTAATTCATAGCAGTTTGTAAGTTTCTCAAAACCTTTAATTTTTCATTATCAGTAACGTGAGTTTCTAATAAAGTTTTTTCAATATTATTTTCAGAAAGTAAGAACCATGAATCTTTAACCATACAAATATAACCTTCTTCAACTCTATCAACAATAGTATAAACTGATTCAGATTTACCACCTGATAAAAGATTAGTTCTTTGTTCTGGTGATTTTGTTAAATTATGAACAAACAACTTAATTTCTGGAACCCAATCATAGATAGCTAATTCATTAAGAACTTTGGACATTCTATCTTGGTCTGAATCAAGATTAATCGTTTGTAGAACAACATTAATAGGTTGTCTATACATTTCGCCTTGGTTTTTTGAGTTTAACACATTATATAAGTTTTTCAATTCATATAATAATTGATATTGACTCATATCATTGTTTAATGTTTCCAACATTTGTTTAACATCGGAATCATAAGTATATGTTTTAAGCTTCTCATTTAGAGATAATATAATTTGCTTCTCAGATGCCACATTACAAGCGTTTAAATGGCTTTCTACGATATTAAAAATGTCATTTTGTTCATAAGACAAGTTTTTCTTAAAGTTAAAAAGCTCTAATTTGAGATCCTTCATAATTAAAATTAATTTTTGTTTAGTATATATATTACTATTGAAAAGTGCATTTTATTCACTTTTCATATTTCTTTTGATATCCCTATTCACCTTACTACATAAAGGTTGTAAATTATTATGGTTGTTTAAATTTATTATTTCATCATTATCTGTGCATCCAAATAAAGGAGTTATATGATCAATATCCCAGCCATAATTTAACTCACCATTATATTTCCCGTAGTTTTCCCAAGACATCCATGATTCAAATTTGGATTCTAAATATATTTTAAAATCTATATAGGAACATTCTAAAATTTGTTCTGTTTTGGAACTTTTTAGTATATTACTATTTTTTAATCCATTTTTAATTAAATTTCTAATATTTTCTGTTAATTTAAAAAGAGGATCAATTTTTCTCTTGTTTCTTTTATATTCTTTCACCTTATTCTTAATCAATTCTTTATTATCTTGGTAATATTTTTTTCTTTTTTCTAAAATAGATTCTTTATTATTAATTTGGTAATTTTTTATTTTTTCAATACTATTTACATAATAATTTTTATTATAATCAGGATTATTTTCTTCCCATTTTCTTTTATATTCGGGGTTGTTTTCTCGCCATTTTTTATTTTTCAAATCATATTTATCTTTATTATTTTCTCGCCATTTTTTTATCTTGTTCTCTCTTTTTAATTTTATTGCTATTATATATTCTTTGGTATTCTACTTTTTCTGTTCTTTTATTTAAATAATTTTCCTTACAACAAGATTTGCAAACAGAAAATTTAGAATAAAATTCTATAGTCTCCAATAATTTTTCACATTTAGTACACTTCTTCATATACTATATATTAAGAAGTTTAATCCTAAAACCCTATTTTTGTTAGTTTTTTATAACCAATTTTATATTGTATCTGGGTTTGTGCTATCGATGTTACCACTATTAGCTTGATTCCCCGCAGATTTATCTATACTGGAATACCATTTTGTTCTTTTTGGTATAATAATATTTTGCTCGTCAACTGAAAATGAATCATAATCACTTGAATTAGACCAAGTATTTGGACCATCTATTCCTCTAATACCTTTTTTAGCTGGACGTCTATAACCTGGATAAAAAGTATAAACATCAAATGTAGTTGTTAATTTAATTTCGTTTTTAGAAGATAAACTTTTTTCACGGGTATTTTCAAATTGATTTGATTCTGGTAATTGCATAACAGCATTTATATTAAACTGATTATACTCGAACATCATATACCTATAAATACCAATTGTATCCATTAATGCTTCTGCACATTTAAAATAATCATTTTCGGAATTTAAAAATATAGACAATTCATATTTTACAGATATAGGATAAGGTCTTACTCTAGCAGCTATATTTTTAACTTCATCAGTATCTTCAAATTTAACTCTCATCCATACATTAGGATTATCCATTTGATCTGTTAATATATCAAATCCAGTCATAGTTAATACTCCTCTTGGTATTTGATCAGTATTTAATTCGGTTTTTCTATTATCAGAAACAACGTCATCTACAAATGTATCAATAATGAATTTTTCATCACCTGTTAAAGAATAATAAAATGGAACAACAACTTGTCTTGTACCTGATGTAAATTCATAATTCCAATAAACTTCATTTTCTAATGTGTCTAATACAGCAATTGTTAAATTTCTTAAAAATATATCATCATAATTTTTTCTATCGCCTATCATTTTTATTTATAATTTTATGTATATATTATAATAATTTTTTCTCTTTAAACTTTCATATTTCTTAAGATACAAAATATATGAAACAACTATTATTAGCAGATAAATACAGACCAAAGACAATGGAGGATATTATACTTCTTCCTAGAATTCAAAAATTTTTTGAAAATGGGTTAAACGACAATGTTATTTTATATGGACATTTTGGAACAGGAAAAACTTCTTTAGCAAGAATATTAATTGGTAGATATACTAAAGACGCACCAAAATTAGAATTAAATTCTTCGTATTATACATCTATTGACGACTTAAGAACTAAAATTGATGATTTTTGTTCAAAGGTATATATGGGATTAGATATGTCGGTAGATATTAAATCTGATTCAATGAAATATGTGTTTTTAGATGAATTTGAAAGAACATCAAAACAATACCAAGATGCATTAAAAGCATATATTGAGGACTATTCTACTAAAAATGTTAGATTTATTTTAGTAACTAATCATATTGATAAGGTATCAAAAGGTATAACATCTAGATTATCTTCTATTAATTTTGATTGTCAAGATGCCGGAGAAGAAAAATTCTTAAAAACTCTCTTTTATAAAAGAATACAAGAAGTTATTGCACCAGCAGAAGGATTTGAAATCAGTAAAGAAGATTTAGCTAAAATAATAAATAAGAACTTTCCAGATTTTAGACAAACTCTAATTGCATTAGATCATTTCAGAAGAAATGGTGAAATATCTGCTTCATCTAATATAGATATTAAAAAAAGAGATGAACTATTTAAAATAGCATTAGGTGAACAGAAAACATTTGATGAAATATACCATCATATAATGGATAATTTTGGAGCTGATAAAGTAGATGAAATGATTTCCTTATTAGGAAGACCGTTTGTTGATTATGTTATAGCAAATCAGCCAAAACATACAGAAAAACTTTTCAAAGTATGTAATGTAGTAACAGATCACACTCGATTATTAGAAACAAATACTGACCCAATTATGTTAGGTATAACTGTCTTATCCAGAATAAGAGAAGTTTTTATTTAATATATAATTTATGTTTAATTATACCGATTTTTATATAATAGATAAAACAGATCCTTCATTTACCGCTAATCAAGTTATCGAAGATGACATCATTAGAGTTATTTTACAAAAATATAAAATGATTTTATTTACAAATAAAGGTGATTTATTTGGTAATCCAAATTTTGGTGGTGATTTAGAATTACTATTAAATGAAACATCGGTTTCAAATCAATATGTAGAAACACAATTAATTAATCAAATAATGGTGTATATACCTGAATTAAATAATATGAATTATTCATTAAAGGTAGCTTTCACTAAAGACCCAAATAATTTTTATGATATAATGTATATTTATTTCCAAATAGCCGATTATGAAGTATATGCTCAATTTGGAAAATCCATTACTTAAAGTAATGGATTTTTTTATTAATATATAGATAATGAGGTATATTAAATTATTTGAAAATTTTTCCAAGAATAGAATTCTTATTATAGTTGACGTTCAAAAATCTTTTGAAAAGTTTTTTAATAAAAATTATTTAGCAGCTCTAAATACCTATTGTAGTGATTTTGATAAAGTTTATCAAATATTCGATAATCACCATGACGGAAAAAATCCTGATAAAGATTTCTTATATGATGAAACACCAGATATAGAAAATAAAGATGATTTATATAGATTCAATAACCAAATAGATTTAATCGAAAAAAGATATAACTATAATGTTAATGCAGATTATTATAAGAAAATTTTATCAGAAGATACATATAATACTATAAAATCTAAAGAAGGTAATATACAAAGAGGTGAATACTTCGAAACTACAGAAGGGACTATTATAGTTTATATAGGTAATAATCATAAGTGGTTTCACTGTCCAATTAAATTATATAATATATTTAAATCTATAAAAGGAGAAGAAATTGTAATAGTTGGTGGTGCAGAAAATGAGTGTATATTAGATGTGATGATTGCAGCTAAAGCACTCGGATTAAAAATACTTAAAAATGATAAATATATTTACTCAGCAAAAAATTGCCCTATAAAATAGGACAATTTTTATTTATGATAAATTTTTATGATAGGTTTCTTCAAAACCTCGGTAATCACTGTTATCTTAAATTCATCTTCATTTAATTTTTTAAATTTAATATAATTTTCCATTTGTTCACGATATAATTCTATATCTTTAATATCTTCTATAACAAATTCTTTAACTTTTGTAGCATTTTTAAAGTCTCTTTCTATCATTTCTGTTACTAAACTTTGTATAGATATACCACAAAAATCAGCAGCATTTTTTAATCTCGTGTGTAATTCATCACTAACATTTATTGTTTTCATAATTTATCCTTTATTTTTATATTGTATGTAAAAAAATTACATTAGTTGTGTAGGATTATTACACCAAAAACAACATTTTTTATTTCAAATATATAAATAAAAAATAAAAAAATTACATTATGAAAAAAGTAAACATCCATTTGGAATATATTTGGTTGGATGTGGTGTATCCACAACAAATACGCTCTAAGACTAAAATTATAGAAAAACAAGTATCTACGGTAATTAATGAAAATGCTATAACATTAGTCACATTATTTAATAATTGGAAAAAAAATCCTGAAACACTTCCTATGTGGAATTTTGATGGTTCTTCTACTGATCAAGCTGATACAAAAAATTCCGAATTATTACTTAAACCAGTTAATATATTTAAAGATCCATTTAAGCAAAATGGATTTATTGTTGTGTCTGAAGTATACCATACAGATATGACACCACATATTACAAATAAAAGAGCTAAAATGGTTGAAACATTAGATAAATATGATGATTATACTATGTATGGTTTAGAACAAGAATATTTTATATATGATTTAAAGACAACTAAACCATTAGGGTGGCCTAAAGATAACTATGATATAACTACATATCCTTCTAGACCTCAAGGACCTTATTATTGTGCTGTTGGTGGTAGAAATGTATCAGGTAGAGCATTTGTCGAAGAACATGCTTCAATGTGCGAATATGCTGATTTAAAAATATCTGGTATAAATGCTGAAGTAGCATTAGGTCAATGGGAATATCAAATTGGACCAGTTTATGCCAAAGAAGGCTCAGATCAATTATGGGTTTCGAGATATATCTTAGAAAGATTATCGGAAAAATATGATTATTATATTGTATTAGATCCTAAGCCATATAAAGGAAATGAGTGGAATGGGTCTGGTATGCACGTTAATTTCTCTACAAAAACTATGAGAGATGATTTAGTTAATAAAAAGAAATTAGTTATAGAAGCTTGTGAGAAATTAGCTACTAAAATTGAAGAGCATATTGCCGTTTATGGTTCTAATAATGAACATCGTTTAACAGGTGCTAATGAAACTTGTTCTATTAATGAATATAGATACGGTATAGGTGATAGAACAGCTTCTATTCGTATTCCTTCTTCTATTGAAGATTCTACTACACCAGGTTATTTAGAAGATCGCAGACCAGCATCAAATGGTGATCCATATGAAATTATAGATAGGATTGTACAAACAATTCTTGGTGATACAATCGTTCAATTAGAAGATTATTCATTTTTTATAAATGATCAACATTGTATTAGTTAAATTAAAAAGCCGCTCATTGAGCGGCTTTTTAATTTAACTAATAATTAAACTGGTAATTCTTCACCACCAGTTTGAGATTGTGCTGGTTGTGCTGTTGTTTGTGTTTGTACTTGAATTCCTGGTTGACCTTGTGCTGCTGGTTGACCTTGTGCTGCTGGTTGACCTTGTGCTGCTGGTTGACCTTGTGCTGCTGGTTGACCTTGTGCTGCTGCTGGTTCTTGTGCTGCTGGTTGACCTTGTGCTTGCCCTTGACCCTGTGCGCCACCTATAATAGCACTTGCTGGTATCTTTTCGACATCTAAACCATCTTTTATAACCCACTTTACAATTTCTTCTGCTAACATTGCTTTACCCATTAAATCAAGAATATCTTTATTCATGTTTTGTTTAACTTTTTTAGCATAAGCTGATAAGAATTTGTCCTCAATGTCAACAATAACATTGACTCTATATGTATTTTCAACCTGGAATACAGTTTCGTTTACTTTATCTTCTATTTTAACTTCAGGTTTATTATTTTTAAAACCTTCGAATTTTTTTACGTGTTTCATTATCAAAAATTGTTTTTTGTAAATTATATATTATAAATAAAAAGTGGTTTTTATTAAAGATGTCCTGCTAATATAGCAACAACTATTGCTCCTAGTCCACATGCAACTACAATTGCCTTATTTCTTTGTTTTTTAAACTTTTTACCTTCTTGTCTAGTTAGAGCAATTATATCGTCTTTCTTAATAATGATACTATCTTTTGCTAGTAATCGAGCCGAACTTATAGCTATTTGTTCTTTTAAGTTTACTATTTGTAGATTTCTTGTATTCAAAGTAGAATCGTATGCTTTTATAGAAGCTTCTGCTAATACATTTGCTTTTTTATAATCATCTACAACTTGAACTAAAAAATTTACTGTTGAATCACATTCTTTGTGTAATCCTCTATATAGATGCAATATATCTAAATCAGTATTAATTTTTTGAGCTTGTTTAATTGTAATAACAATACCGAGAGTGTCTTTTATATTTGTATTTACATTTTCACCAATTAAATATCTTGGTATTAAAGTGCTAGTAGTATCAATAGCGGCTATGCTATAGTTTGTATAGGTTTGTGAAAATCCACTAAAACCTATTAATGTTATAATTAATGATAATAATATTTTCTTCATATATTAATTTATTTTTTTTGAAAGTGAAATTAATAAACTATCACCTTTTATATTTACCATATGCGATTCTAAATAAACTATTTTGTTTTTTGCATCGGTATATCTACCTTTATAGTAATTAGCTGTTTGCTCTGATTGTTTAGCATTATCGCTAGCATCATAAAATTCATCCTTTAAACTATCTAATTTAAGAGAGTCTGATTGAAATTTAGTTTCTAATGTAGTATATTCATCTACCTTTATTTTAGCCACATTTGATAGACTATCATCAATATGTTGATACATATTTATTTTAGCATCTAATTCTCTTTTTTCTTTTTTGAAATTTAAAGAATCATTGAAACCAAAAATAAACATACCAGCACATAAAGCACATAAAATAATGAGCATAATTGTTTTTAAATCAAATTTACTTTTGATTACCTGATTTTGTTCTGACATAATTTTTTGTAATTTTTTTGTTTTTTAAAAGATTTTTCGTATCTTTGTGTATATATAAAAAATACATTTTCTTATGAAACTCATTTGTTTTGACTTTGACAAGACTCTTATACACACTATGGAACCCGAAGAAGGTAGACAAATCTGGCTTCGTGAAAAAGGTGAGCAATTTCCGCATCCCACTGGTTGGTGGGGTAAAAAAGAGTCTATGGATATGAGTGTATTCTATCCAGCTATGAATATGTGGACATACAAAAAATATACAGAAGCAATTGCTGAAAAAGATAACTATGTATTTATAGCAACTGGACGTATGGATAAATTAAAAGAAGAAGTCCAGGCTATACTTGATTTTCATAATTTAAAATTTAATGATGTATTCTGTAATTGGGGTAGCGAAACTTTTAAATTTAAAACTAAATTATTTGAAAAAATAATTAAAGAAAATAAAAAAGCAACAGAATTTATTCTATACGATGATAGGCATGAACATCTAGTTAAATTTGTTGAGTGGGCTGCTGAAATAGAAAAAAATTTTAAAATTAAAGTATCCATAATTGATGTAATTAGCAAAAAACAAATATTCTAATATGAAATGGTTATATAAAATATTCAGTTTCTTCGAAAGTAGAAAAATTAAAGAATTAAAATTACTTCGAAAAGACGATATAATAAATATCTATCCACCAGAAGGATATACAGTTAATATAAATGGCAAAAAATATTGTGATCAAGTAATGAAAATTACACTTCATAATAATGACCCTATATCAAAAAAAGTATGGTTTTATACTAAGGTAGATGATAATCAAGTTAGTTTTATTAAAAGTTATAAATCGGAAATTTTTAAAGATTTTATTTTATTAAATTGCGGACCTTTAGAAACCCAAAATAAATCTAAAGAACAATTGAAAAAAGAAATGCAAGCAGCTATTCATAATGAAAATTATGAATTAGCCAACTTAATTAATGAGGAAATAAAAAATTTAGATGGGCAAAATTAAAGAGCTGGAAAGTCCAGAATTGGAAGAGATAATAAATTATCCATATGTAATTATAGTATGGAACGATGATATACATAGCTTCGATTATGTTATTGATTGTTTAATTAAACATGCTGGACATCAAAAAGAACAAGCCGAGCAATGTACCTATTTAATACACTTTAAAGGTAAATGTGATGTTAAAAGAGGTGATAAAGAAAAAATGCAGATAATTTATAATAAATTATCTGCATGTGAATTAACAGTGACATTGGAAGAATCGTAATAGTTACCAACTATTACGATTTCTTATTCCATATTGATTCATGAATTTCCTTTGCTTATTTACATTTGTTAATATGTCATAATCATGGTTACTACCATAATCTTCTTGTTCTTGATTTTTTAGTATATCATTAAAATATTTCAATGTAGCCGAATCGACTAATTCAGGAGCAGCTGATTCAACCATTTCTCTAAACATAAATTTAGAAAAAACGCTAGATGCATTTACTATACTCATTACAGTATCATCATTGCCAGTATCAGCGGCATATCTTATATTACCAGAAGGTAAAACATGTTTGATAAATGTAGTAATTTCATTTATATTAGTAGGGTGGTTTATATCAAAATTTCTTTTATTCATATTTTCTTGATAATCTTTTACTAATATCTCTTTAGTAGAAGTTATTCTTAATCCAATTTTTTCTTCTTCCGAATCTACTCTATGTTTATATCTATAAAATATACCTGAACCATATTGATTATTACCGTCAAATAAATGTGGTAATTCTGCTAAAAATGGCATACCATATGTGTTATATTCAATAACAGCTTTAAAATTCTCAGGATTAAAATATTCAAATGCTAATACATAGAATAATTCAGCCAATTGCTTAACAGATACTAAATTAGATCTATACATACCAAATTGTTGTAAGTAAAAAAAGTCCGATATATACCTATATTCTTTTTTATACATATCAATAATTTCCATTGGTTTTGGTGCAATTCTAAACATGTTAATAACTGAGTAATCTTGTCCTAGTCCTTCCGATATATCGATTGAGAATATACCTTTAATTTTATTTCTATCTAATGGTGAGAAAATTTTAGTATCATCCACAAATTGTAAATCTTCATAATTAAACTTCAATCTTCTATCAAACTCGTATGATGGATAATGAACATAATCTTTTTTATTCTTCAATAATTCGTCAATTAACGCTTCGTTTAATAATGAACGTGAACCATCAACAAATCTCAATGCGAATTCTTGATTAAATGCATCTTCACCACCAATTTCTTTGGTAGTTTCTTCTTGCCACGTTGTAACATAGGCTAATTGTTGTATAAAGATTTGTTTACCATCTTTTTCAACTATAAACTTTTTAACATCTTCAGAAGGAACTAAAACACCATTATGTTTATTATAAATATAAACAACATGTTTTTCTAAATCAGCTATATAATTCATTTCTACTTTAGTTTGTGGAAATGCCGCTTTAACTTGTTCAAATACTTCTTCTTTTGTCAAACCATGTTCAAATAATTTATTTTCAAAAAGTCTAAAATATGTTACAAATCTTCCTTCTACTTCATACCAATATATTCTTTTAGATTTAAAATTTGTTTTCAGTGGATCTAATTCCGATCTTTCAGAATCAGTTAATAATTTATAAAATAAATTCATTCCTTTTGGTGTTGAAGTTATGATTATTTTGGAGTTATTAACAGCCGCAACAATTGGATATACTGCGGTATAATATGGTTCTATAATATTAGAAGGAATGTGCGCAAATTCATCCAAATATAAGAAGTCAATTGTGAAACCAATCGCTGGTGTCTTACTTCTCGCTGCTGTTCTAATTTTACAACCATTTTCACAAACCATAGATTTTTGATTCCAACCTTTAATACCAACCTTTAAAAAGAATGGTAAATTTACATAAATAGATTTAATTTTATCTACAATTTCAATAGTAGTATCTCTAAGATTCGCCACAATCATTACATTTTTATCATTATTAAAAGTAATAAAATGCAAAATTGAAATTGCTGCATTAATTGTATTATGACTTAATATGCCATTTGTATAAAATCTGTGATTGGGATGATCAATTGTTAAGTCAAACATACTTAACTTACATTTAGATTTATTTATTCTAATAACTTTTGATAAACCTAAATCAGTTTGTATATAAGAATTAATAGCTAAATCTTGACAAAATATTTGATTAAAATTTTCATCAAATAAAATATGATTATCAGCACATTCTAATTGATAACCATTATCTAGTATAATTTCATATACTTTGTAAGGCTGTGTTAGATGTATATCAGTTGCTTTTTCATATCCAGTATCAGTTTTAACCTTAATATTTAATCCAGATATTGTATTTAGTATCTTCTTATTTATATCTTCTTCATCTAATGAAAGATTCCTGTATTCGTATTTCTCAATTAATTGTATTAAGAAATATATTATTTTTTTTATCATTATTTTAAATGTTTTTTATATACCTCAAATAATTTCATATTATCCAAATACAATTTTTCCCATAGTAGCTATTTGTAAAAATATATCCGCATCCTCTGCATCATCAGTTTCGCTAACTATATTTAAGTAATTTGCTGAATATTCTTTTTTCATCGTATTTATAGCATCTAGTAAATTATTCATATTTATACTACCTAATAAATCATCTTCATCTTCTATATCATAAATATGTATTTCACCACCATTTAATATAAATTCTCCTATCGCCTCAGATGTAGCTATATGTTTCTTACTCATTATGTTTTTTACTTCATTAGGTATATCTTTTAAATAATACCAATAATTAGAACCTCCTTCTAATGCATTTACGAATAAATTAATTATCATTTCTTTAGTTAATTTATTCTCATAATCTTCAAATAATTTTATATATTTCATTAGTTATATATTTAAAAAATCTAAACATTTTTGTAGAGTACCGATTTTATCTTTTTTATACTCAGAATCCCATATAGTTAAAACTTCAAAACCAATGTTTGCAGCATCCGCAATTTTATTTGCATCTTTTTGCCATAAAAATTTTGCACTAAATCCTTTTCTGAAAGGATGTGGAAAATCATTTTCATTATATAATAATGGATTAGCATGATATCTATCACCATTATATTCTATAAATTTACCCCTACTAATATCTGCAAAATCAAATATCCAAATACCACCTTCTTTTTTATCAATTTTATGTTCATTATTTTTTGTAGCGAAATATACTTTTGATAATTCTTTAATATTTTTATAATTTTTAATTATTTCTAAAAATAATTCCTGACTAGCATTAGAATAACCATACTTTAAATTACCATTAGTTAATAAACTTGTCTGCCATCTATTTTGTCTATCTGTATAAACTTGTCTACCGTTTTCTTCTCCATATTTTTCTATGCATAAATCTAATGTAAATGTTTTTTGTCTTTCAGATACTTTTAATTTAGCATCTTCTAAATTAAATCCTTTTTTAATCCAATACTCAGTTTGTGCTGTTGATAACCTTATTTTAGCTACATCTTTTGATAATTTACTTGCGGCACTTTGTTTGTTTACTTCCTCTAAATTTTTATATCCCACAAATTCTTTCGAAAATGGACTTCGTTCTTTTCTTTCCTTTTCTGTTGTATTTAATTTATGATTTGGATTATTATTACCTTTAATTTTTTCAGAAAACATATCTTTGTATTTTTGTTCTTTCATATGTAGTCCAGAAGATTTACTATTTGCTTTATGATCTGCTTCAGTTTGAATTGGAGCGTTCGGATACATAGTTCGATACGTTTTTATATCAATTCCATCTTCCTTTGCATGATTTTCCATATGTTTTCCATATACTCTTTTCATTCTTGCGCCACATAATCTACATGTGATTTTTTCTTCGTTGTCTAAAATTTTAACATTTTCTAATATCATAATAATTTCCTTTTTATTATATATTAAATTTTTGTGTGCATGTTGTCTAAATGGGTAAGTAATTTATATAATTTTATTTTTATTTTTTCCAAAAATGTTAATTTTCTATATGAAGATAACAATGTGTAGTATAATTCGCTCAATGTTTTAATATTGGAATTTTCTATTACTATTCCACTCTGTCCAGTGGCACACTTACCTGACTGGCGACTAGCGCATAATATAACACGATTATTTTTATATAAATCTAATATACCTCTCTGATAATCTCTTAATTTTATAGGCCCAATAGAACCATCTTCTCTTTTAATTTGACAATATCTTTCAGCAAAATATTGCACGTCATCCATACATCTAATATATTCTTGAACCTCTTCAGGTGATATACCAAATGATATACCAGCTCTTCTTATACCTACTTCATTTTTGAGCCATGGATTTTGATACCTTTTGAGTATTATACCATCACTAAGTTGTTCTGTTATTTCGTTTATATTTTTACTAGTAAATACAAATTTTTTGTTTTCTTCTTCTTGTTGTTGCTTTTTCGCAGTTGCCATAAGAAATATGTTTTTTTATATATATAGTAAAAATCAAAACTCCTATGAGTGATAAGAAAACAGACAAAATAAACAACCTCCAAGAAGAATTTAATAAGATACAGGAGGATAATAAAGACTTAGATGTCAATATGTATCTTGCGAAGATGGACGACCTGCCTGAATTAGGTGAAATAGAAATATATAATTATGATTCTGATATAGTCGATTCTAAATATCGTGCTGATACGGTATTAAATTCTCTAGTCGATCTATATTTAGGTGATGCGCCAAAAGTAAAAGAACATCCTTATGTTAAAAATAAAGTTGAAGAAGATGCACAAAACTATGCGGAAACTCTATTTTTAATAAAAATGACTAAGAAACATTTTATATCTCAATTAAGACAAGTTGATAATGGTGAAAATAATGCTAGAATGCATGAAGTTGTAAATCAAACTATGAATCAAATGCGTGAAAATATAAAATTTAATACATCAGTTAAATCGGAATTGGAAAAATTTTATAAAGAAATTAGAAAAGATCTTGGATTAAATGAAGTTCAAAGCCAAGTTGAAGAAGATATAAGCGAAGACGAGGGTAAAGAAGATAATATGGTAGTTGATTCTAGAAGAATTAATGATATGGTATCAAATTATCTTAAAAATAAATAATATATACTTTATGAAACAAATATTAAATTTTGAGGACTTTTCAATTTTAGAAAAAAATACACCAACGAATCCTTCATTATGGCAATCTTGTGTTGCATGGGCTAAATCTAACTATGATGTATGGCCTTCGGCATATGCAAGTGGTGCAGCTTCTAAACGCTATAAAAGTAAAGGCGGTAAATGGAAAAAAAGTAAAAAGAAATAATGGAACATTTAAAATTATTTGAAGATTTTGTTGAAGAACTAAACGAAAAGAAAAAACCATATGCGAATTCACATGGTGGTGTCGATAAATGGTTTAAAGAAAAATGGGTAGATATATCCAAAACTAATAAAGATGGTAGTCATCCACCATGTGGTAGATCAGACACATCTAAAGGTGGTTATCCAAAATGTCGGAAAGCAAAAGTTGCTGGAAAAATGTCGGAAAAACAAAGAAAGGCATCAGTAGCACGTAAAAGAAAAGCAGAAAAAAATGGCAATAAAGGAACACATAGAAAACCTAATTATGCAAGATAAAAAAAAGCCACTCATTGAGTGGCTTTTTTTATTTCCATTTAAAATTTTCAAATTTCATTAAGTATGAATTATCAATTTTAACACTGCTTGTTACAATTTTATTATACTTATTATTAGTTATTTTATTAACAATAAATTCAGGTCTATCATAATTAATTCCTTCCTTAATAACTTCTTTAATTCCATTATCAGTCTTAGATAAAACATATTTCAAATACGAATTAATTTCCTGTGTCATTTTTAATGTATCAAAATCATTATCATAAAAATATAATTTTGAATATTTTGGTGCATCTTTATCAATGAATTTTTCATTTTGGATTTCATATCCAGTTAAATGTTGTAAATTAATTAATGCTTTTTTAAAGATAATTTCATCTGAACTAACATTATAAAAAGTTTCATTGATATAATAGAATTTCTTAACATCAATGCCTTCATATTTAAATTTCTCCATCAATTTAACTAAAAAATCTCCAAAATATCTTTCAGTATTATTAGAGCAAACTATATAAATATCTTCATTTTTATTTTTTAGATGTGAAATAGAGTCCCAATTAATTGTATAATCCAAATTTTCAATTACATCTTTACTTAAAAATTCTTTAAGAGAGATAGCAAAATCACTCATACCAATTTTTTTGGTTTTGGCAATAACTTTTAATTTTTCATAAAGATTGTTTGGTAACCAATATATACTACCATTATATTCAATTTTATTACCTTGATTCTTATATACACCATTTTTAAACAGATTATAATCTGTTTTACTTATTTTAATTAAAGCTTCGTTTGGATTATTTTTACTTACAATCCAAGGTTGAGATGATGTTTTTAACAAAACGTCTATATCAAATATATGTCCTACCATTAAGTATATATAAAAATTAAACCCCACAATTGTGGGGTTTAATTTATTTTAAATATCCTTTATCCAAAGAAAATTCATATAAAGTTGGTAAATTTAATTTTTTTAAAAATTCTTTCTTTACATCGCTAAATGTTTTTGCTTTAGAGATTATATCTATAATAGATACACCATATTCTTCTTGGAAAGTCAAGTAAACTTCTGACCAAGTTTTATTATAATGTGTTCTAGAAATCCACTCTCTATCACCACCTGATAACCAATAAAGAGTTTTATCTGGGGCTATGTTGTTTATGTTAATATTAAATGAGGTTTCCCAAAACTTATTGTCATTAATTCCTTTGTTTAATACAATTGCGATTGCTTCTGATAAATCTGCTGTAATTTCGTTTTCAATTTCAAAAAATAATTCGCCGTTTAATTCTTTACTTACTCTAATTCTATCTGAACTATAAATAACAATGGAAGTTTCCCTCTCTTTTGTTATTACTCTTTTCTTTTTCATAAAAGAAAATTTATTTTTTATATCCAATGCTGGATTAGCTCTTTATTCCGGATTTCCATTTCCCGTCAAAATGCCCGTTCTCCCATATGCCATTTTCCCATATGCCAGAGAAATTACCAAGAAGCCAAATACCGTAATGCCAGTTACCAGCATAGTAATTACCTTCTTTCCAGATTAAAGTTTTATTCTTGATTTCTACTACTGCGCCCTCGATTTCCGAGTCAATTAACCATTGTAGATTGTTTTTAGTTAATTCTTTATTTATCTCAATAGGTTTCGTTAAAACCTTGTCTCCTACTTTGAATTCTTTAAATCTCATAAAATAATTTTTAAATTATTACAATATATATTCTTTTTCATTTTAGCTTTTATTCCTTTTTTTGGTTTTTTACAAATTTTTTAAAATAAGATTTAAGTAATTAATATATACCTAAAATATAATGTTCTTTAATGAAATATTTAAATACAAGAGACGTTTACTTATCTACAATAAAAATTAAATTGAATGAAGATACTGGTTCAGGAACTTTCGCAAATGATATAACATTTGGGGGTTCTCTATTAGGAAGATTAATTAATTCTACTATAAGAAAAGCAAAGATTCAAATCAATTACATGAAAATTGGATCAATTGCAGATGAAATTAGAGATGAATTAGATAGACTTCTAAAGGAAACTCTTGATGAAGAGCAAAAGCAAGAAATTAAAGATTTCATGTTAAAAGCATTATTAGAAGAAATCTATAAAGTAGTTATTAGTGAAGTAAGTGATGTTGAAAAAATAAATCAACTTTTAGATAAAAAAGAAGGTGATGGATTAATAACTTTAGCTGTTAAATACATTCAACAAACACCAGATGAAGTAATCTTTGGTGGTAATAAGCAAGAGCTAATTGATAAGTTAGAAAAGTTTAGAAAAGAATTAGAAGAATTAAAAGGTGAAGAAGTTAAAGAAGGGGATGATACACCTTTTTATAACTCCACTCTTAATTTTATACAAGCAGTTTTAGATTTAAGTTCTAAATTTGTTTCTTTAACTTTTGAAACAACACCAAATCAAAATACAAATGCAAATAAAATTCAAATTGGGCAGAAATTTTTATATATCACAAATGATAATAAATCTAAATATGTCGAAGTTGTAGCAATAAATCCAAATGGTTCGATAAAAATAAAAGATATATTAGGTGGTTCTCCTTTTGCTATTGACGAGAATGAACTTAAGCCTATTCCAGATGGAACTTACTTATATAAACCAAAAACAGGTGTAAATGCTGGTAAAAATATTATTGTATTACAAGATAATGCACTAAAGACAAAAAACCAAGTAAAAACACTCAGTGGTACTATATTTCCAGCACAGTATAATGAATTGATTAAGTTAGAAAAAATTAATTATTTACACTTAAAATACTCTAATTTTTTAAATGAAAATAATGCAACACCAGCTGCAACGCCAGCTGCAACGCCAACTGCAACTGCAACGCCAACTGCAGCTGCAACGCCAGCTGCTACGCCAACTTTAACATCAAAATCTGATGAATTATATGATATGATGCTTAAAGTTTTTAGAAATAGTTTAAAAAATTATTTGGCTAATTTACAAGAATTAGTAAAAACAAAAAATAAAAATGAAATAGTTAAATTTGGTAAACAAATAATGCTAAATTCGTCAACCGTTGGTAAACCAGCAACTGCTGCTGAATTAAAGATAAATGAAGATTTATTATATAATGATACAGCTAAAGGAGTATCGTTATTATGCAGATTGATTTTACCGTTGAAAAATAGCAAATTATTAAAAGAAGGTAAACTATCAAAAATTGAAGAAAGTATTAATAAAATCATTGACTCCTATGAAGAAATGCAGTCTAATTATACTAAATCACCAGTAAAAGAGTCACTTTTATCAGAAGACGTAGATAATGATAATGAGGCGATTATTGATACAGATATGGATACACAAGAGGAAGAGGAAACAACTCCAGAAATAACTCCAGAAGCTATTAAAGAGAAAAGTGTAAAAGGTGCATGGTCAAATAATTTTAAAGAAGGCGAAGAAAAGGAATGGAATATTAATCAAGAAAAAGCTAAACAATTGTCTGAAAAAATTGAAGATTCAACAAAAGATGTAGATAATGAAAAACTAAAAGACGAAACATCAAAAGATCATATATTAAAAATAGCTGATTTATTTGGTAAAGCTTATAGACTTTATGCTACCGGTACAATCCCATCTGGAAGACCAAATGATAGAATTTCAGGTAAAACATATAGAGAATATAAGTATATTGGAACAGGAACACCTAATGTTCCTACTGAAAGTGCTGGTCCTGGATATGGTCCCTGGGCTAATATAAAAGTATATAATGAATTTACTGATAAAATTAGTGAAATAATACAAGAAAAGAAATATAGAAAAGTATTTAATGTTGGAACTTTAGCAGGACCAAATGGTAAAGTACCTAACAAAGGTAATGTACTATTAGAGTTTATTAGAAATATGATAGATGAGAATACATTAAAAAGTTATGAAGCTAATAGAACAAAACTTCTTAATAAATATTTTGGATTAAAACCGGATGAATCTATATCTTCACTTGATAATTCTGGTGATGATACTAGTGGTGTAGTAAAGAAAACTGCAGAAAAAGTAATGTGGCAACAAACAGGTAATTTAGATTTTGATAAAGCAAAAATTGGTGGTTTCATAGCATTAAATGTAGAATATATAGATACTGTAAGTAAATCACCACATCATAAATGTTGGATAGGTCAAATATTGAAAAAAGATAAAGATAGAATATTGATTAAATATTTAGTTGATGATGAATTAATACCAGAAACTTATGGTATGAAAATTACTCCAGAAAATAAGTATGTAAATACTTCTAATCCGTCAAAAGAAGTTTATTATGGTTTAATTAATTTACCACTTAAAGAAGAAGGGAAATTTAAAATGGCTAGATATGGAAGAAGTAAATTAGTGGATTCTTCAGCTCAAAAACCAGATATTTTAGAACCAACGCTTACTAAGAAAAAAGTGGTAGGAAAAACTTTTAGAAATTCAGCAACAAGAGCTAAAATAGCAAGATTATCATATCAAGATAAAGATGGCAATGATAAATTGGTTGAAGGAACAATAGCTAATGATCGTAACAAAATATACAATGATAAACCTATTGGATTGGATAATCTATTTACAAACATGTCAAAAGAATTATAATGAAATACATAAAAACATACGAAAAATTTGATTTAGTTAAACCAGACCAGCCCTTAAGTGTAGATTTAAGGGCTGATATGACTAATTTTAATCAATCCGAATTAAATAAAAAACAATTTGATAAATATAAAGCTAAATTACAATCAATATACCAAAATTATATTGACGATCAAACACCTAATGAAAATGGTATAGCACAAGATTTATATAACAAATTACTCTCGGCTAAATTTATTAAAAAAGGAAATCCTAAATTAAAAGGACAAATAATTTGGAAAAATCCAGATGAAACTGATGAAACTATAGCAAAAGAAAATCCTATGTTTAAAATATATGCCGAAGAACTTTCGCAAGAAAGAAAAACAAAAAAAGCGGAAGAAACTTTACAACAAAAACAAAAAGATATGGCTGAAAAAGAACAAGCTATAAAAAATAATCAAGGAGATGCTTCTGTGGCTAGTAAAGATATAGATAATATAAAAACTGATATATCCACAGAAACAGATAATTTAAGTAAAACTGCCACAGAAGTTCAAACCTTAAAAAAGGCAGCTAAGAAAGAACTTGATGATAAAAAGAAAGAGTTAGATTTAGGTAAAAGAAGGATTGAAAAACTAAAAGGTTCCAAATAAATCGTGTATTTGAAAACTACTAAAAGTTGGTTTTAAATTATAATATATAAAATAAATATAAAAATAATACAGACATATGCCATCAGTAATAATCAGTAATTATAAAAGACCAGGTATCTTTATAAATGAATATGATAATAGTGTAATAGCGAGTCAAACTTCGCAAGGTATTACAAATCTAGTCATAGGCGTTTCTAAGACAGGTCCTATAAATACTCCGGTGCTTATACAAACTACACAGGATTTACAAAACATCTTCGGTGGTATTGATAGAACATTAGAAAGAAAAGGTTCTTATTTCCAGAGAACAATTGCACAAATGCTTCTATCATCTCCAGTATATGCTATAAACTTATTGGAAACTGATCCAACTTTAGATCAACTTGAATACGCTCCTTTATCAACAGCTACTAATAAAACTAATGATATAGTAAGAACAGGTGCTTATAGTGGCTTCTTCAATACAACTGGTTTCTGGAAATTAGACACAGATTCTTTCTTAAATTTAGCTTCTGGAAATGTAAATTATCAAAACAGATTATTAAACTTTACTAATACATCGGCTTCTTACATCACAGTATTTGTTTTCAAAACAACTGCTACTGGATTTGACGTAACTATGACAGCTTGGTATGGTTCAATAACTAATATACCACCTTATGTTTATCCAACAGATTATGTATCCGATTACATGGTAGATGTTGTGGTTGTAGCGGGTGATTGGTCAAATTATCAAGCATTATCAGTAGATAAAACTTGGTCAAAATACTTTGACGCAACTGGTTTATTAAAAAATCAAGTTCAAAATTTCATTAATGATAGAAATGTTACATTATTAAAATACTATCAAGGTTTAAGTTTTATTCCTTATTTCAGAGATTCTAATAATCAAAACATATTTATTGAAACAGTAATTAACCAAGATACTCAAATAACTGGCTTATTCTGTGCATTTAACGCTGATTTATTAGATACTGATTTCCCAACTGGTGCTATTGACTTAATAGGTAATAACCTTATTAATACAGATAGTTTAGTTGATTCTAACTCTACTAGTATTGATTTCTTATCTTATAATGAAAGTTTAATTTCAACATTAGAATTTAAAAATACAATTTTAGATGCACCGGGTAATGTAATAGCATTGGATTCTACATTATTATTTAATACAGATATAGTAGATTTTTCGCAAAGATCTGATAATTATGCAGAAGATACCGTAAGTGGTGTTCTAAGAGCTACTTCGGCTACACACTCTTCAACAGCGGCTAGTGTTGCTTATAATGTTTCTACAACAGCAAATACTCATAATAGCGAAATGCCATATGCTATAATAGGTGGTAACATAGTTTATGTAACTAGTGGACCAACTGTTTCTATATCTGTTAGCAATACTAACTTTGCTTCTAAATCCGCAACAGCAAGTTATTATACAGCAATTAAATTAGATACAAATGGTTCTATAACTAATGTTACTTCAACTGTGGCTTCAGCAAAACCTACAGTTGCAGCATCTGATATTATTCTTGGTTATATGTATACAACAGTACAAGGTGGTAACATAGTTGCAAATACTGTTACAGACGTAACAGTTGCTACTGCAAGTTATTTAGACTTAGAGGCGAATACAGATTACACGATTACATCTGGTGGAAGTAATAATACATTTACTATTACATTTACTGATACAGCAGTTAATCCAGCTACTTCTAACTATGAACAATATAGAAGAATCAAAAGATTTAATTCTTTAAGAACATTATTACAATCAGTTCAAATACAAAAATCAGTAATATTACTAGATTTAGATGGATTAGGCGACTACAAAAAGATAAGTATGGCTAACATGGGTATTAGTGTAGTAACTTCTACTTCACAAGATAAATCCATAACAATACAAACTAATCTTGGGTTAAGCGAAGCTACATTTGCAGCAAATGTTATAAATGGTTTAGAAACTGCTTTAGTAATATATGCTAACGATAATGAGTTAATCTTATCCGATAATAAAATGGTTACAACAACTTCGCCAGCAACATCTAATTTAATTGGCGCAAGTGCGGTTGGTGTTGTGGGACAGTTCTCTACTTTATATCAAGATTTTTATAATGGTGTTATAAATAGTGGCGACTACTTCTATGCCAATGTTTTACAATATGACGCAGGTCTTGTTTATACAACATATACTGCTTCAAGCGTAAGCTTTGTACATACAACTAGCGGAACATATTCTGGATTAAACTTTGTAGTAATTGTTACTGACAAAAGCTACTTACCGTTTGATGACGGTTCTGGTGGAAATAAATTTGGCAACACATTTAATAGTATAGTAGTACCTGATTCAATGCTAAATATGGGTAAATTAACTATAGCATCAGATCCATTTGGACAACACTCAATAGGTTATAACTATGCATCAGCATTAGGTTATACACAATCTTATACATATGCTTATTTAGTGGGTGATTCATTAAATACTGAAACAATTTACAATGTAACAAGAATTTGGGATGCCGATACTAAGTATTACTTAGCAATGGATATTGATTCTAATAATAACTTAACAGTTAATATAACTGGTGATGATTTATATACTTATCAAGGAAATTTAACACAATTAGCTGATTGCTTTAGCGTAAATACTTCTTTCTATGTTAATTCATTCGAATCAGATTATCAAGAAACTGTTGAAATAGTTGTTCCAACTGGATATACACAAGTACCTAATCAAATTTTAGTAAATGCTGCTAGATATTCAAATATAATAGTTGGTGATTTCTTATTACAAGATAATACTACTGCAGAGTTAGAAGTTGGACAACAAGCTAAAAACTTAACAAGAATTCTTTCTAAGAGAGTTTATAGCGGAGATAGTACATTAGCTTTAATAACTTGTGATGCGGCAATATACAAATTCCCATTCGGTAATCAAGCATCTACAACTTATCAAACAATGAGATATTCTTCATTAGATAATTATGTATCTACTTATAAGGCTATTCCATTAAAAGGATTTAGAATACGTCAAGCGTCTTTACCAGATGGTACTGAAGCAAAACAAAATGAAATACTTAATTTAGTTGCTAAAGGAACTCCTTTATATAATGCAATTATAAATAAAGATGCATTAGACTTTAGATATTTAATTGATTCTTTCGGACTTGGTTTAACAGAGTTTTCAAAACAACAATTATCTGATATTTGTGGTGGTAGATTAAATTGTCTTGGTTTCATAAATATGCCTTCTATGAAGTCATTTAGACAATCAAGTTCACCTAAGTTTACAGATGCAAATGGTGTATTACAAACTTCTTATATCGCACAAGGTGGTGACTTAGAAAGTAATCCAGCATTCTTATATAGCATGGCAGAAGGAGCGGGTACTACTTGCGTAGGTTACTTTGCACCATATCTTACAGTTAATGATAATGGAGCACCACTAAGCGTTCCACCAGCAATGTTTGCTGCATCAACTTATATGAGAAAGTTCAATACTAATGTAACTTCAATAGTTCCTTGGACAATTGCAGCTGGTACAACAAATGGTTTAATAACTGGTATAGCTGGTGTTGAAATGGACTTCAATCCAACAGACGTTGAAAACTTAAATCAGGCTCAATTTAATCCAATTATTCTTAAGAAGAATAGAGGATGGGTAATTGATACTGAAAATACAGCATTAACTCTTTATAAATCAGCATTATCTTACTTACACGTTAGAGAGGTATTGATTGAATTAGAAAACGCTTTAAATGATATGTTATTACAATTCCAATGGAAGTTTAATACACAAGATACAAGAGCGGAAATTAAGTTAAGAGCAGATGTTATTTGTGCTGGATTTGTTAACAGAAATGGTTTATATAACTACTTTAACAAGTGTGATTCAGAAAATAACACAAATACATTAATAGATAATCAAATAGGCGTATTAGATACATATATCGAACCAATTAAAGGATTAGCTGTTATAGTAAATAACATTACAGTTCTTAAAACTGGTGCTATTGCAAGTGGTGGTTTCCAATCTCTATAATAGATTATCAAAATAAAAAATGCTCCCAAATTGGGAGCATTTTTTATTTTGAATACTCATATATTAATATATAATAATATGAGTAAATTATTAAGCAATACAACTATAAATGGCATAAATTCTTTTAGAAGTTTTGGTCCAGCGACAGCGAGTATTTCTGCTTTAACTTTTAGCACAAATAGAAATAAAGCGGTAACATTATCAGTCACTAATCCAGTAATACTAAGAGAAGTATCTATATATACACAAATTGGAGATTATAATCATATTGATTTAAACAATAGGTTTCAAATAATTATTGCTACTAGTTCATTAGCATATGGCTCATATGTAGGTTGGCAGTCTTCTTGGAATGCAACTGCTTCAGCTAATTATTATATATCCTCTAATTATACATTTAGTAATTTATTAAGCTCCACACCAATTATACAAAAAATACCATTAGATATTTTATTAAGTCCTGGTGCTTATGATTTCTATTTAGACGAAACATATAATCTATATTATGGTATGGATAATTTAGGCTATATTTTAACAACAACAACAAGTAATTACCCATATATTGACCCAAGTGGTAGTATAAGAGTAATTGGGACATCATCTACTATGAATCAAAGAGGATTGACTAATAGCGTAGGTAATATCTTTTTTAACTGGGTTGTATCTGATGTTGAAGATGTGATAATAGAAAATGGTTCTTTAGGCTTATATAATACTACAAATAGTTTAAAATCTTCATTTTCATTTTTATCAGGTAATAATGAGCTAGTATCTATAAAAAATAAACCGTTTTCATATACAGCATCATTTGTTATATCAAATGTCACATCAAGCAATTTATTAAAAATAGGTGAAGTTACAAATATAAACTCATATTATAAATTAAATACAGGTAAAGTATTAATGGCAAACTCAAGCAATACTGGAATATGGACAACATATAGTAATGCAAACGCTATATCACAATCTTTTAATTTTTGGAATACGGGTAATAGCATTTGTGCAACTGCTTCCGAAGGACAAATAATGTCGATACAAGCTCCAGATGGTTGGGTATTTGTAAAAGTTGATTTTGCATCATACGGACTTCCAAATGGAACTTGCTCTAGTTTTGCGATTTCCACCAGTTACCACGCAACCTCAAGTGTGGATAAAGTTTCTAGTTTAATTTTAGGTAAAAATTATGCAACAATATCAGCTACAAATGATGTATTTGGTGATCCGGCTTACTCATATCATAAAAGACTTTATGTTAGAGCACTTTTTTCTTCGGATTTCAATTATGTAACTATTTCAAACGTTTATCCAAGTGCACCTACTTATAGTTATTTAGCAAATTTAAATACATCTTTTAGTAATAACTATACTTATCAAATTATAGATAATTCATCTTATAGTCCCGTATCAGCATCAATTTCATTTTATGACGGAAATACAAATTCTGTAACAAGTAATTATTATGCTGTAATAAGTGGAACTAGTTCTGGTGGACCAAATGTAGCTTATCCAGGATGGAAAATAATAATAATTTAACATATGAAGATACTTAATAGTTTAACAATTACAGCAGACGATAGAGGATCATCAAATAATCCACTTGGTAGTAGCAATTTCAATAACCTATCTACAAGTTTATTAAATGATTTTATCATTAGTGGTGATACATTTCAAAGTTATATTGATTCTAATATATTAAATGATATTTGGTATAATGGTGAAGCTTTACCATTTGTTGTATTACCAACAGCTCAAAATAGTGCTGGTTTATATATTACAAATAGTTATGTAACTATAAATACATCAAATATAACCAGTACCATATTCTCATATTCAGGACTTACAAGTGGTAATCTAATACTAAATACTTCCGGTAATCTATCAATAGATTCAAAAAAAGGATTTACTGATTTTATCTTAAATGACAACTCTTCAAATATAGGTAGTTTATTATCTATAAATAGTGGAAATACTTATTGGGCTAAACCTGGCTTTACACAAACATCATACTATGATTTATATCAAGATATAGGTGGATTTCCAAATCTAAGGTCATTTTCAGCCACATTTAGTTTCAGTGGTGCAACAGCAATAGGTGGATTGCGTTACGCTATTCCATGGGGAATGTCATATACCTCTTCTGTTGTATCCGGCATAACATCTTCGGCTGCAAGTGGATACTATAATATAGATGTATATCATAATTTAGGAAATACATATTCTATTGTTAATTTCTTTGCTTATACTTCATCACAATGGCAAATGTTATATCCAACTATTGGTTTATCTGGTGTAACTGGAACATTTTCATATTATTCATATGGAAATAACATTAGAATATCACTAACTGGTAGTTTACCAACTACACCTATACAAGTAAATATTATAGGATAAAAATATATAAACAAATGAGAAATATTTATAATAAATTATATGTATCAGGTTCATCTGGTTCAACAGATGCAGTAGCCATTAATGCCTCAGTAGAATCAAATCTACTATCTATTGTATCACCCACATCTAGTCAAACTATTTTTAAAATTAGAAATACACAATACGGATTTACTATTTCAACATTAGATATAGTTTCAACAATAGCTGGATCAACTGCTGCGACAAGTGGCTCTTCTGGTGATGGTGGTCCTGCTACTAGTGCATTACTTAACTACCCAAGTGGTTCCGCATTTGATAGTTATGGTAATCTTTATATAGCAGATATGTCAAATTACAAAGTTAGAAAAATTGATACAAATGGTATAATAACAACTTTTGCTGGTAATGGAACATCTGGCTTATCTGGTGATAGTGGTCCAGCAACATCAGCACAACTATTTAAACCATTTGGTGTAGCTGTTGATTCTAATAACAATGTATATATAGTTGATGTATTAAATATAGCCGATACTGGCGCAATAAGAAAAGTTAACACAAATGGTATTATAACAACTGTTTTAGGAATTACAACATCAAGTACTGCAGGAACAGCTGGAATCACTGTGGATAACAATAATAATATCTATTTTACTTGTGGTAACATTGTTAAAAAAATTACACAATCTGGAATAACAACAATTGTTGCCGGGACAGGAGTGGATGGTAGTTCTGGTGATAATATACCAGCAACATCAGCACCGTTGTATGGCACTTGGGGAATAGATGTAGATAATTTGGGTAATATTTATTTTGCTGATTATTATAATGGGCTGATAAGAAAAGTAGATACAAATGGAATTATAACTACTATAGCTGGTGGTGGTGTTTCGCTTGTAGAGGGAGTTGGTGCAACATCAAGTTATTTAGTTAATCCAATTGCTGTAAAATATAAAGATGGTGCTATTTATGTATCTAATGGTGGATACTATAGCATAAGAGTAGTAAGCTCTATAGGTAAAATTAGGACACTAGCGGGTAGTTCTGCATATGGTTACTCAGGTGATGGTGGTGTTCCGCTATCAGCTAAATTCAGTTATATTGGTGGTCTAAGTTTTGATAATATCGGTAATTTGTATATAAGTGACAGCAGCAATAATGTAATTAGAAAAATTACTTTATCATCTCTTAATACTAGAAGAGATAATTCCGCTTATTTAAATTATGAAAAAAATAATAATCTATTTGCTATAGATGGAAATGGAGTTGTCAATTTAAATGGTAGTATAACTTTTAAAGATATTAACTTTTTAACACAATCTTATAGAAATGCTAATGGGAATATAAATGGGTTTGTATTACAAGATGGATATAAAATAACCAGTTCTCATTTTAATGGTACCGAATTTTTAACACCAGGTTCTTTTTTTTGGATGGAACCAGGTTATTCTAAAACTTGGAATGCATATTCAGCATTAGGAGATATTAGTAAAATATCTTTTAGTGCTTCGTTTGCAACAGATTCATTAGTATCATTTATATTATCACCAACTTCTTCTTATAGTGGTTTAACTTACTCGGATTTATTTAATATAACATTATTTAATAATAATCAACCTGTTTATTTACCTGTAATAAAAACTTATTCAACATCAGGTAATTTAAATGTATCTATTGATACATATGATACTAATATAACAAATTTAAGTGCAATATTATTAGGTAGAAATATAAATTATTCATACACATATTCCACCTCATTTGCTAACACAACACTAGTAACATTTTATGGTTATAATGCTACACCAGTGACATATAGTTTACAATTCAGTAACTATTACTTTGGAACACAAAGTTTTACTATGTCACCATACAAAATTGCAAAACTAACAACAAAAAATGCTAAATTATTAAATACCAAACGTGAAGTATATAATAATAATGGTGCAGCATTATTTTATGGACACTATTATACAACAGTAGGTAATTATGGAAATACTACATCTGGTGTTTCATATACTTATTTACA